CTATATTGACATAGTTCTTTTGGTATGGGAGAATGTAGGTAAGGTATACTAAAAATGCCGAAATATGTGTTTGGAGGGGTAAACATGTTACTACTTGTCATTATATTAATAATCGTATTCATGGTAATAGCTGCGGTGGTTTCTGCAAAAAATACAAAGGAAGGAAACGAACAATATTTAGCGCATTTGCAAAGCATTAATTTTTTGGTCAGCAAAAAGACGGAATTCGGGGATATTGCACTTTATGTTGACGATACAAATAAGAAGTGGGCAATTAAAACCAGGAAAAACGATGATGTTAAAATTTTTAGCTATAGCGACCTCACCGAATTTGAAGTTTATGAAGACGGTAATAGCATAGCAAAGGGAAGGGCCGGAAGCGCTTTAGTGGGAGGATTGCTTTTTGGTGTGGTTGGTGCGGTCGTTGGAGGTGCGGGTAAGAAAAGTATAAGCAATACATGTAAGGTATTACAATTACGCATCAGGGTGAATAACTTATATTGTCCAGAAATAATTGTGAACTTTATAAGCACAGAAATAAAAAAAGATTCGATGATGTATAGATTGGATTTTGAAGCCGCAAAAAATATGGCAGCTATATTATCATATATTCACAATAGCCAAACCTCAGCCGTTTAAATATTAAAGGAAGAGAATATGAAAAAAATAATTATAGCACTTATTTTAGTTGAAACAATATTAATAGGATTACTGATATATTTATCGATCAAGGATAATGGGGAGGAACAAAAAACAGATCAAGGTTTATATATTGCGCCATTTACAACGAGCACCATTTTTGAAGAAATGCCGATCAGGGCCATTCCGACCGGATATTTTTTGGTTAAAATTGATCCCGAGAATGAACATGACGGATCCATATATGTGGGAACCGATCCCTCCGTCATTCCTTCCGGTACATTTCTTTTTATTATTGATCTTGGTTTTCGAGTTGCTACCCAAGATAGCAGGGCAAGCGGAAAAACCATCGTGATTTACGGTGAATGTGACCAAGAAAAATTATTTATTTGGGGCGTAACAAAATATTGGAATGACGAAAAGAAGCCTTTCGTTTTGACATTATAAAAAACCCCGGTTAATTCCGGGGTTTGCCATGTCTGCCGAAGCGGATAGGCTAAAGTGTGTTTTTACTTGTCGGATTGTTTATGATGCCGAATCCGGCAAGCACAACCAAGATCATATTAACCAACACGTCAAACTGCGGAATCTCGTATCCGAAAAATGTCTTGGATACAAATGCGATAAGGGCGGCTACCGAAAGCCATAATGCCCAGCTCTTCCATCTGCTCTGTTCCATGGTTATTCTCCTTTCTTAAATATCAGATATCTGATTAATTTGTTTTAATTTTGCCTTGAGCTCAATGTTCTCAAGTTGTGTTTTTGTCGTGTCCGGAAGAGATAAAATCTGTTGAATAATAGTTAAAAACTCAGAAGCCGCGTTTTTGCTATCAGGACCGTTTTTGTTGTCCACTGCGCCTTTCAAAATACCAATATGCTTGGCCGCCGTCTGGAATTGCATAAAGCTAATCATTTCATCATCTCCATAGATCAAATCGTCCGGGTCAAGGAACGACATCCTCCTTGCTGCAGGAATGCCGTTGGTTTCAATAGGTTGTAAATGCCACCACTCAAGAACGGAAGGGCTGTCGACCGTATTAAGTGGAAGCATGAGGCCGTATAAGTTAAGTTGCTGATGTAACCGATCCTTATGTAACCATAAAGATTTAGATGTGCTTTCCCAAAAGTCGCCGTCCATATCCGCCGCAAGATTGCATTCATGCCAGGATGTTCCCGGCATTGCTACCTTGCCGGAAGGTACACCCCCGTGAAGCGCCTTATCTGCCTCGTAGAGACGTTTTGTCTCTGAAACATCCCTGCACCCTAACAGACCGCCCATAATCTGTCGAAAATCACGTGCGAGTGCTGCAAGCCTCCAAAGAAATACAAGACTCAATTTATTTCCGTGAGGATACTTGAATTTAAGCCAGGGTTGCCAGTTTTTTTCCTCTTTGTATTTTCCGGGTATGATTTTCACAGCAACTTCACCCCCGCAATAATAGCGGCGATAATGCCGATCTGCTTTATGGCCTCAGTAAGAACGCTTGACCATGTTGAATTGGTTTTTGTAACTGCGTTAATGGCAGATTCGGCTTGCCCTTTGAGGAGGGTTTTCATGTCGTCTATCTTCTCAAATATCTGCTTGACGTATACGCGGGTTTCCGCATGACCCTCTTTTAGGCTGCCTATCTCGCTTGCGTGAGACTTACTTTGTTCTTTCAATTCCCTGACATCTTCCCTCAAATTGTCAATTACATCTTTTTGACCGCATGGTTCCATGTTTCACACCCGTCTTTCGTTGGTATATTATTTATGCTCACGGTTGACACCCGTCACCGTGAGCGCTTTGGGGCTGAGGTATTGTCTGTACCTTGGCCCCTCTCGGTTTTATTCAAAAGCCCACCAATAATATAAATCACCCTGACTTGTTGGATGTGGTAATCTGAATCCTGACGTGGTAACATATGCCACGGTTCCGTCCAATACGATGTTTCTTAACGTGCCCGAGGTAGTATAGGTGCTATTAAAATTACTTGATAGCCCTATCTTGCCATTCGGATATGAAGAATGTATCGGCTGATCTGCGTTATATACAACCAGCGCTCCTTTAGCAGGACAAACACAAATTATCTTTGTTGGCATAAAGGTTAAACCAGTAACCGTTATAGCGTTAAAACCTGCCGTGCTAACATCATCCGCATAAGTAAAGGTTCCCGAACCAGATACATTAAGCGATCCGCTTACTGATTTTTCCCCACCAGGGCCATCGAGTGAATAATTTTCAAGCTTAACCACGTCCAAACTACCGAATAATGCCTTTTTCAAACCGATTCCTCCTTATGTGGCCTCGTCACCTGAAATATAATAATCAATAGATGTTGCTGTCCCCGAATAACCTTGTATAGTTGCTCCTGCCGTAACTACCGCCCCCTGAACAGGTGGAAATATTGCATCCTTTGCAGTGATTGTTTTCCCCGGAACGATATTTATGCTATTAAACGTTATGAAACATGTGGCATCTGCCGTTGCCTTGTTTGCAAGAGAAATGAACCCGACAAAAAATGTACCTCCTGCCGTTATTGTGGCAAGCGTTGCATTTGATGTTGTCAGAGTTCCGGAACCGATGACCTTAAAAGTATCGGCCAATTAAATCACCCCCATATATAATTTTCTTTTCAATGTCGCAATGGTGGTTTCAGTAAGACCTACGATAGCCGTATCAATTTCTTTCGTTTTGTTTTCGTTATTATTTAGATTTGTAGCATTGATTGCAGGTGTGGTTCCGCTTACATATGCAGTTTTTGTATAATCTCCCAAAGCCATGTCGATTCCTCCTTAGCCCCTCGTTACTGTGTCTATCCTTCTGAAGCTTATCTCTTCGCTGCTAGTTTTTACATGATGCCATAAAATTCTACTTATCAGAATGCCGATATTCGCCGTCAATGTTGCGGATGTGCCCCCGAATATTCCGATTTCCTCAATAGTCGCCACTGCCTCGGTTTTCAAAACGGCAAATTGACTTGTCACTTGCCCGGTTGCATTTGCCGAAAGCGCTGTATCAGGAGTTCTGAAAATTTCAGTGGCTAGTGCTATGTCATTATCGGTGATCGCCGTTGTGCCCGTTCCTACTGCTAAATATTTAATCTCAACATTAGGGGTCGCGCCTGTGAGAGATTTGACTATTTCTTCAAGCGCGGCGTTCATAATACGGTTTTTTACTACTTCTTTGTTTATGGACCCATTGTTTTTAATATCAATCTCCCAAACACCGGACCATGCCATTTCTTCTGCTGTCTTTTTATGGTTTTTAATATTAATCATTCAGCACCTCCGATCCCGTTGCGGTTCCAGGATAAAGCGTTTCGCTTGGATAAAGATTATCTGCCGGATATAAAGGTGTAGTCATAATTACCGTAGTTTCACCCGCCCAATTCTCAGTTTCGGTCTGGACGTTCAGCAAAATAACAACCTCGTTTTCATTAATGACAAATTCTCTATTGCCCTTAAGTAATTCCTTAAACCACTCTTCCCACCCGCCAAGACTAGAGCCGTCAAGGCACCTCACAAGGTAGTTTGTCGCACCGCTGTCTGCGGCAGATATTTGGACTGAATCGATTAAGAAACTCGCGTTGATTCCGTAAAGCGGTTTTTGTATCGGTAATAATTGTCCTGCCTGTAGTCCCGGAACTTCTGTGTCAAAAGTCACTATTGATGGGATAATACCATACTTAAGTATCAATCCCTCGGAATATTCTATCGCCTGGTTGTTTTCATTGATTGATTTTTCAGTTACAACGCTTTCATAAACCCCGCTCGTGCCTGCTTCTATACCTTGTCGTGCGGATATTTGCGCCGGATCGTCTATAACGGCAATTATCGGATATAGCCCGGAATAAGTTACTTCTATTGTTGATCCTGCTGTCAGTACGGCCTCGGAACCATCTTCGGAGATTGTATTGCTGTTATAGGTAAAATACCATTCTTTACCCGTGTCAAGACCGTTTACACCGACATTGGCCGATAAAACAGCTGTAGAATTTACATAGATCACAGGCTTTTCAGATATAGGAAATCTCAGAATAAAATTCCTCGATACACCATCAGGGGCAGGAGCGGGCTTTTCTAATGTCTGGACGGAGGTCTTTCCAGTGCCCGCCCTTAAATACTGTTTGTTACGGTACTGGTCTCGGGTTCTTGTGCGCTTGAAATTTTCATGCGGAACTGAATCCGTCAATGTCCATGGTGAAACGTTCGATGCATTACTAAAAAAATTCAATTGTTTGTCGAAGTTTATATTCCAATTGAGTCCTGTTACATTCTTAAGATAATCAAGAGCATCGGTAGCTTTTATGTAATTAAACACAGCCTTGCTGATTGTGTCCCCACTTTCAATCGTTCCCGCTGTGATACCTTCATCACTGAGCGCCGCCGTAATTATCGCCGAAACAATATTCCCGGCCAGCGTAGATGAATATGATGCCGCCATCAGTTTTTTATCGGCTAACTGGTTATAATCAACGGCTATGATATTGTAATAAAGATATCCGGGGTCTTCCTCGTAATCGTCCAGCGTGTCAATTGTCCCGCCAAAAATAATCGGTCTTGCGAATATCTCAAGCGTTCCATTAAACGCCATCTTTGCCGTGGTATGTTCATCTATCGGTAATGCTACACCAGAATTATAATCTGCTAGTATTTCATCATCTGACCGCGCTATATTGGATATGCGCAGGTCATCGTATAAAGCACCTGTGGCTCGGCTAACGCCGTCATATGAACTTCCGAAATTGATCTCCGTTCCCAAAGTATTGGGCCCCTTAGAAATGCTTATGTTAGTAACAGTGGTTGTGTTTACGGTAAATTTAACTCCAAAACTGCCATATCGTAAACAAATATAATTCCAACCAACCTGACACGAAATCGTTGCCGTATTAATGTAAGTTGTTCCATTGCCCACACGCGCCCGTAGTGCATTGGTTGCACCATAAATTACAATTCTGTTATTATCATTAACAAATCTGCAATCAAAAATATTTATGCTTGTTGCATTAAGAGTTGGCGTATAAAACCCAAATTCAACCGTCCCTTCAGTGCCGTTCAAAATTCCCGCTGTCGGTATTGTCAGGGTTTCGGCTGCGCGAGTAGCGCCATATCCCGGAAACGTCAACGCATAAGCTTTTTGAATCAGCGATATTTCCGCAATCTCAATATACCCTGCGTCGTTCCCTTCATGGTCAAAACGGATATATTGTTGAGTTCCGGTTATGTCTGATGCTGTTGTAAACGTAAGAGTAAACACTTGAAAATATGTTGTTAGAGTCGGTGATACACCTGCTGGAGGGGATGCTACGTGCGGTGCATTGATACCTGTGGTACTTAAAATCACGGCTTGAAATTTACCCGCTCCTGCCGTACCTCTTGCCTTAATTCTAAGGGCATATGTCGTTGATGGACTTAATGCAAAATATGGAGAAATATAGTAATGTTCCACTGTGTCTGAATTTGTCAATCTTACTGTGCTCCCTGCCGCGCCAACTTGTACCCCTTGATCAACGGCTGCCATACCAACACCTGAGGGAGTCCACCCGGTAGGATAGGCGGCAATGATATTGGTGCATCCTTCTTCTATCATCACGGCCTGTCCAAATTGACCTGTTTCATAGCGCGTCACATTGGCCGTAACTATTGTTCCATCCTGCATGGTAGCGTTTGATGTACGCGTGAAAGTTCCATCTCCGATATCA